ATCTGGTACGCAGGCTCCACAAGGGGCAGGGACGAGCATTACAACGATACAAGGTACCACGGATTGAACCTGCACTCAGTATTTACCAAAGGGACGGTTGAACTGCGGCTTTTCAACAGCACCACCCACGCGGGGGAGATCAAGGCATACATACAGTTCTGCCTTGCGGTGAGCCACCAGGCGCTGACGCAGAAGAAAGCCTCCGCAAGGAAGACTGTGACCGACAACGAAAAATACGCATTCCGGTGCTGGATGCTCCGGCTGGGCTTAAGCGGGGACGAGTTCAAGACCTGCAGGCTCCACTTCCTGAAACACCTGGAAGGCAACTCCGCATGGCGGAACGCCGCTTGAAGGCCATAACGGGCGGGAGACCGCCCTTAAGGCAGTAGGAGGGTGACCTCACTAAAAAGCGAAAGGATGATGTGATTATGAAGAAACGCTACATTGCTTATGGCAGCAACATGGACGAGGGGCAGATGGCCCACAGATGCCCCACAGCGCGGCTCCTGGGGCAGACGGAGGTGGAAGGTTACCGCCTGCTGTTCAAAGGATCGCTGACGGGGGCATACGCCACCATAGAGCCGCAGGAGGGAGGCAGGGTGCCGGCGCTGGTCTGGGAGATCGGGGAGGCGGACGAGGCAAGCCTTGACCGCTACGAGGGCTTCCCTTCCTTTTATTACAAAAAGGACCTGACGGTGCGCCTTGACGGGCAGGAAGTGACGGCGATGGTTTACATCATGGACGAGAGGAGGCGGCTGGGCGAACCCGGCGGCGCTTACTACGGGGTTTTGGAAAAAGCCTATAAGAAATTCGGGTTCCCGATGGGGATATTGCAGACGGCGCTCAAGGCGGGCGGTACCCTTCCGGGCGGCTGGCGGACAGGCGACACCTGCTTCCTGCTGACCCATAAGAAAAAGGGGCTGACAAACCAGTACACCGTGCGGGGGTATGACGGCAGGTATTTTGAGCTTACCGACAGGGCGCAGAATTTCTACCGCGTATCCACAGGCAGGATGTTCCGCAGCCGTGAGGCGGCGCTTGCCTCCCTGCGGGGGAACGGGGGTGCGCAGGATGAGGCTTGAAATCAGGAAGGAGGAACTGGAAGCCCTGCGGAAGGAATACCCGCGGGGCTGCCGGGTGGAGCTGGTAAGGATGGATGACCCCTACAGGGAGATGCCGCCCGGACTGAAAGGGGTGGTGACGGGGGTGGACGATTCCGGCTCCATCCATGTGGATTGGGAGAATGGCAGCACCCTGGCGGTGGTTTTCGGAGAGGATCATGTGATGAAAGCTGAGGAGGGAGCGGCATGGAATGGGCGGAAGCTGAGAGGCAGGTAAAGGCCATCATGGAAAAGCACGGGTACCGGACGATGGAGGGCGTGCCTGCGAAGATCGATTGGGAGGGCAGGGAACACCTGCTGGATCTAAGGTGCGTCCAGTGCGCCGGTCTCAGGGATGCCCTCAAAGGCGGGAAAAAGGTGGCGCTCCGGGTTGAGGCCGCCGTCCGTGAAAGGAAGGACAGGTGGATGACGGCGCGGCTGGTCGGCGCGCTTGCAGAGGAATGCCGCAGGGCAGAGGGGCTGATGCGCGAGGTGGCGGAACGGGAGATCACCTTTACCGACTATCTGGAATAAACGGGAATTATGGAAGGAGGCGGATTGATATGGCGATGCAGCAAAAATCACCGGGAAATGCACACCAAAAGCGCAACTGCTGGCAGCGGGGCAATGGCTCCTACAGCATGAGGGGCGAGCTGCGCCGGGGCATTTCCCTTAATAAAAAATATCTGAACCGGAAGGTCCGGCACAGCAGTAAGCAGGCGTTAAGGCACAGCGAATACAGGCGCGTGTGTAAGACCTTACATATGGTGGAGTTCTCATAAGCCGCCATAAATTTTCGGGAGGGAAAGGGATGCTGACAGAGAAAATAAGAGAACAGATATTCGCAGTCCGCGACAGCGGGGCGGCCAACATGTGTGAGATGGCGGCGGTGCAGCGGGCGGCGTTTGACAGGGGCTTTTATGAACTGGTGCTTTTTATCGAGGAAAACAGGGAGTCCTATTGGGATTTCATCCTCACAGGCAAAGAATGACACGGCGGGGCGGCTTTCCGGGAAGGGATGCCGCCCACTGTAATGTACACAATTTCCTGCCATTATCTTTGTCACATTTATGCCTCCGAATTGAGTGGATAATACCTGCATTCAGAGGTAACATGTGTCTAACAAAAGGAAAACGGAGGGAAAAAGGATGCTGAACAGGAAATTTGAAGGGGCGACACTTTTCGAGATCGACTACACACCGAAGGGGACAACGGAAATGAAGACCGTCAAGGTCTGGGCGAAGAACCGGCTGGACGCTTCAAACTACATGATACTGAACCACATTTGGGGAAAGCAGCATGAGATCAGGGTTGCAACAGCCAATTTTTTGAAATAAGGAAGGACAGAGGATATGAAAAAACACGAAATCAACTTTTTACAGACCACCACAATCGAACACCTGCAGGATAAAATCCCCTGCTGCTACGGCGGCGCGCTGACCTTCGGGGAAAAGGCGCTGGTGACGATGGTGAACTGGAGAGGGCAGTACGAGGCAGCTATTTACGAGTTCATCGAGACGCCGGAGGAAACGGGGCTTGGGGAAATCGAATGCAGGCTGAACCTTGTGGAGGTCGCAGACGAAACTTTTAAGGACGGCGGTCACGCCATGCAGTGGGCAATCAGCAGGGCATAAGGAGGAAAAGCGTGATGAGGGAAAATTACAACGGATATGAACTGAGTACGGCATGGGATGATGGGGCGCTTGGGTTTGGATTCAGCGTCCATGACAAAAACGGCGCGGAGGTTTCCCGCAGCGTTGACCCGTATTTTTATGAGGAGAACGCACTGACAGCGGCGAGGGCTGCGGCGGACGCGCTTCCGGAACAGGAATAAAATAGATACATAGCAGCGGGAAAGGGTTCCTCCGGGAGCCCTTTTCTGCTGCGTGAATTTAAGGGAAGGAGGCGGCAAAAGTGCAGAGCGGAAGGAAACCAAAGCCCACGGCGGTCAAGGCGCTGGAGGGCAACCCCGGCAAGCGCAGCCTGAACACGGGCGAGCCGAAGCCGGAAAAGAAAGCGCCCCGCTGTCCGGCATGGCTGGAGGGCGAGGCGAAAAAAGAGTGGAAGCGGATGGCGGGGCAGATGGAGAAGCTGGGCATCCTCACGGAAATAGACATGGCGGCTTTTGCCGGGTACTGCCAGGCATACGCCAGATGGAAAGAGGCGGAGGAATTCATCACCCAGCACGGCACCATCGTAAAGACGCCCTCCGGCTACTGGCAGCAGGTTCCGCAGGTATCCATCGCGCAGACCTACCTTAAGATCATGAACCGTTTCTGCGAGCAGTTCGGCCTTACCCCTTCCTCCCGGAGCCGTATCGTGGCGGAGGGCGGCGAGGACAAGGAAAGCGACACGATGGAGCTTTTGCTCTTTAAGGGAGGCGGGGGATAGTGTTTGACGAGGAAAAAGCGAAGCGTACCGTGGACTTCATCAACTGCCTGAAACATACCAAAGGCAAATGGCGGGGGCAGCCCTTTGAACTGCTCCCGTGGCAGGAGGCTATCATCCGGGATGTGTTCGGCACGGTGAAGGAGAACGGGTACCGGCAGTACAACACCGCATATGTGGAGATTCCCAAAAAGAACGGGAAATCGGAGCTGGCGGCGGGCGTGGCGTTATATATGACCTGCGGCGATAATGAGTGGGGCGCGGAGGTCTACGGCTGTGCCTCTGACCGCCAGCAGGCATCCATCGTCTTTGACGTGGCGGTGGATATGGTGGAGCAGTGTCCGGCATTAAAGAAACGCATCAAGCCCGTCATGTCGGTAAAGCGGCTGGTGTATAAACCCACCAACAGTTTCTATCAGGTATTATCAGCGGAAGCCTACACCAAGCATGGCCTGAACGTCCATGCGGTCATATTTGACGAACTGCACAGCCAGCCGAACCGGGAGCTGTTCGATGTCATGACCAAAGGCTCCGGCGATGCGAGGACGCAGCCATTATTCTTCCT